TCTGGAACTCGAGGTTCACACCCTTTCCGTTTTGCATTTCGTACTGCTTGCCGTAGAGCCGCTGGCCCTGCGTGTTGACCGTCTCGATATAGTCTGCCGGCGCATAGACTGTGCGGAACAAGCCCGGCACGCCCAGCGGGAAGATGTGGCACTTGTTGGTATCGACGCCAATCGACCCACCCCCACGATAGTTTTCGAAGGTGATGCCCCCGAACTCGAACGCGCCGAAGCTGTTCTGCTGACCATTCGCGTTGGCATAGGCCGACCGCAGGGTCGATGCTTCCGCATAGCCCTTGTAGGTCTCACGAACTTCCGCGTGCGCAATCAGATCGTCGAAGAATGCGTCGCCGCAGAAAGCGTGGATGCCGTTGTAGGGCAGGCCATCGAGGATGCCCGCCATCTGACGGATCACAGCGGCGCACTTCTTGCGCAGTGCCCCTTCGGCAGGGCTCGCGTTGTCGAGGTCGAAGTCGACCTCGGCTGGCGCGCTCTCACCAAACTCTGTGAAGTAATTGAAGATCACATCGCCGTTCGCATCGAGCAGGTTGCCGCTCTTGATGATGTTCAGGCGGTGGTATTCCTCGGTCAGCGCGAACCCTTGACTTGCCTCGACCGCACGGTCAGCAATCTTTTGCTGCAGGCGCTCAACTGCCACCTCTTGTCCAAATGCCCGGACTTGCTGGACTTCGTCGGCCATGATTGCATCGTCGACCTGAAAGTGTGGCACGCGCAGAGTGCGCATCGACCGCTTGTTTTTTCCAAATGTCTGACCGGGGCCACCGCGTGGAGACGACGCAATCAGCAACTGGTTTTGCTCTTTGTCTTTTTCAATTCCAATATCGAGCGTGTCGATGCTGGTCGTTTGGAACAGGCCGAGCTGACCAATGCGCGATGGAGCATACTTGATTTCACGCAAAGCGTCGGTGAGGCGCATGACGCTGAAGGCATCTTGCGAAAAAATATTCAGAAGCGACATTTAGATGTCCTTTCGTGTTTGACCGCGGATCAGCGGATGATGATGCCAACAGCGGCCAGATCAGAATTTGCAGATTGCTTTTCAGCCGCCTGATCGCGGTCGGCATGATATGTCAGCACGCTGCCGTTAACCTCGGCGTCGCGGACGATGGCGGCGATGGCTGCGTCAGCAGAGGTTGCGTCGCAGCCGTAGAGCGCGACGGCAACAGCGGTTTCAGAGCCATCATCGGCACCAACCGCAGAGGCGACAAACTTGCCGGTCGCAGTGATCTTGCCAAGCACGGTGCCCGGCGCGATGATGCCCGCGCCGCTGGCAACGGTGATGTTGCCGCGCGAGCGCTGCCCATTGGCTTCAGTCATCAGGAACTCGCCGGGATGCCGACCTTCGTTTAGAATTGTCATTGAATGATCTCCTCAGACCAGATTGTGGCTCAGACGAACCGATTGTTTGCTTGAGCCACAGCAGCGGACCAGCCACTCTTGACCTTCTCAGATGTGTCAGCGCGGGCACCGGACGCATCGCCACCGAACTCGTTTTCACGCGCTGCGCGATCTTCAATCGACGCGACGGACGATGCTTTCGGGGCCATTCCCAAAACCTTGATCGCTTCCTCAGCGCTCATGCTCGTCTCAAAGGCAAAGCCCATGGCCTGCGCTTCACGACCGGCGGCCGCCTCACAGGTGAGAATGCTTTTGATCCGGCCGCTTGCGGCGGCAGCACCCTCTGCTCGAGCTGTTTCAACAGCAGCATTGAGGGCTGCTTCAGTGATGCCGGCGCTTTCAGCCTGCGGGGCAGCTTGGTTCGGATTGCTCATGGCAAACCCTTTCCTTGTTTTGACGGCCCCGTGGGCCGAGGTTGATAGGTTGGCAAGGACCTCATCAAGCGAAGCCACGCGGTCTGCGAGCCCCCGATCGATGCCGTCTTGCCCGATGAATGTGCGAGCTTCGGTGGCGCGGATTGCCTGCTCAGTAATGCCGGAACGACCCCGGGCCACGAGGCCCACAAACTGGTCGTAAAACTTCATCACTTCCGTTTGCAGATCAGCTTGAACAGCATCGGACAGCGGGCCAAACGGATTTCCGTCGACCTTGTGCTTGCCTGCGTAGATCAGCGTCGCGCGGACGCCCTTCTGCTCCAGCTCGCCTGAGCGATCGAGATGCGTCAGTACCACACCAATCGAGCCCACAATCGAGGTCGGCGAGACCACGATCTCATTGGCAGCACTCGCGATACCGTAAGCCGCCGAGGCCGCCATGTCGTTGACAAAGGCCGTGACCGGCTTGGAAGCGCCCAGCTGCCGGACCTGCTCTGCGACGGTGAACATGCCTGTCGCTTCACCACCCGGGCTGTCGATATCCAGAAGAACCGAGTAGACCTCTGGGTCGTCTGCCGCCTCGCGCAGCTGTGCAGTGATGCCCTCGTAGGACACCATGCCAGAATTGGCCCCGATCCACGCCCCGCGGTTGACCAGCGAGCCCACGATCGGGATCATGGCGACACCGTTGGCGACAGCATATTTGCGCGCGCGACCATCTTCGCCGTAACGGTTGCCAAGAAACTGGTTGGCATCCGGGCGCAGGCCCTCGATCTTTGCCCCGTCCATCGGCAACCGTCCCTGCAAAACCTGCAAGATGATCTCGGCCTTTGTCGGATGAAGTAAAAGCGGCCGGTTGAGGACCCGCGACGCGATCTGCGTCAGCGAAGGCCCCTCTGGCGCCTGCATAATTGTGGGTGGCTCGTTCACCGGACCCCTCCTGTTGCGATGGCGCGGCGGCGTGGCGATCTGCCCTGCGATGCGGCGCATTTTTCCTCAAAGCCCCGAATAACCATCATCAGGCGGTCTGGGCTGGCCGCGTGGAACGTGGCCGATCGGGAAACTCCCGTTGGGCCCGCCGTGAACGACACTGTCGCTGCGGCCTGACCCGCGATCAGCCGGTAATAGACCTCACGCAGGGCTTTAGCGGCCGCGCAGGGGTCATTTTCATCGATCGTCAAAGCCATTATGCAGCGTCCTCTTCGTCGTCATCGCCATCATCCGCATCGGCATTGGCTGCAATTGCCTGTGGGCCACCGCCAGCTGCGCCCATCAACATCGGCTCAGGCAGGTTGTATTCGGCCCGCAACAGCCGCTCGGCGGCCAGCTGCTGGTAGACATCATCAACATCGACCCCGTTGTCGTTGCAGATCATCGCGTCGGACATCACACCAAGCCGCTTCCACGTCTCGTGCGCTTTTGCCTTCTTGAGATCATCCGCCGTTGTACGCGGTGCCCCGCGCCATTCCGCCCGGCAGGCCGCAGTCCGGTTGGCCAGAAACGCCTCATAGCCGCCCGGAAACGCGATACCGCCACTGGCGACCTCTTCTTCCAGCCATGCCTCGTAAATTGGCTGACAAAACGGCGCGATGATGTTTTGCCGCCGCGTCTTGGTAATGGCGAAGATTTCAGCCGTCGCTGCCTGCAAGGACGAATAGGTGGCCCCGCTGTTGTCACCCGTCGCACTCTCATAGGTCAGCCCAAGGCAGCGTGCGATTTCGCGCAAGAGGTGCATCGAGAAATCTTTGTAATTCGATGAAGGCTGATTACTGGTGTGAAACTTCAGCTCTTGGCCCGGAAACAGATGCGCAAGGCGACCGTTGATACCAACATCGAGCGAGGAGCCGTCGTAAAAGCCCGCCAGCATATCGATATAAGCCTCCATGGGGGCCACACCCTCGGACGCCATCTTCGCTTGCTCTTGAGGTGTCAAAAGCCCCGCCAGCACCTCCTCTGTTGGCTCATCCGACGTGATCGTTGCCGCAAAGAGCGTTTGCACAATCGCGGCCATCAGCGTGGCATCGGCCAGCTGGTCAAACTGGCGCGCAACCTGCAGCGCGGGCGTCATCGGCGAGATGCCACGATGCGTGCCCGGCAGCCCGTCAAAGACATGGATCACGCGCGGCCGCCCTGCCCCATCGCGCGCACGCACGTCATATTCCACATCATGCTTGAACAGATCCTTGCGGATTGCCCGGTAGCCCACCGGCATTCCGTCCACGTCGGTATAAACCCCGTTGATCAGCCGGTTCATACTTTCAGTTTTGCGCGACAAGCGGTGCGGCGGCAGCAAACGCACCTTGGTGCCGTACCGGTTCCACGGCCTGCGCCGAAACGGCAGCTCGGCGAGTATTTCGCCAGTGATCAGCCATGAGCGAAACGCCGCACTTTGCATCTGCCCAAAGGTGCGCAGACCCTGAATATCGCATTCTTGCGCATTGCGCGCCCACAGCTCAAACCGACGTTCAACAGTTTTGCACCACTCAGATGCTTCAACGGCTGTCATGCCAAAGGTTTCGTTCTCCGGGATAGACTTAAGCCGCAGGCCAGACCCGACTGTATTGGCAACCGCCTGATCCACAGCCCCAGCCAACCAGCCGTTGTTGTGCAAAAGATCGCCCACGCGCGCTGCGGCATCATCCCACGCATCAGCGATATCGTCTTGCGCCTCGCGCAGTGCCGGCTTCCAGCCTGCAAAAGTTACCCCTCGACCACCGCGCATGTATTGCCCAGTCGGCCGAGAGGCCACCTCGCCACCATTGGTCGGCGCAGGCAGAGGTGAACCCACGATCAGATCGCGGACCTTTGAGATAATGGACATGTGTTTACCTGTTCAGTCTGCTCCCGGCATTCGAGAAGCGTTTTCGAAGCACGCCACCACCAGAAGCCCGGGAGGAGGTGGGCTCTGATGGTGGCGGCTGATCACCCTTGGCGGAACTGTCGGAGGAGCCTGAAGAAGGACCTGCCTCCTCGGACCGCTCGACACCCTCGGGGATGCGTTGAACGTTAAGCGTGTAGCCAATGGCCGCACACATGGCCTCGCAATCAAGGAAATGGTTATGGCGTGAACGCTTTACCCATTTCGGACGACCCTCGACGACCATGCGCGCCTCCGAGGTCAGCTGCTTGCAGTAATCCTCAGTCACCTCGCTGTGGACAAAGAATGCGCCTGGCACATCCATCGGCGTGCGAATGCGCGACACCACCAGTGATTTGAAAAAATCAGTCGATAGCAAAACCAGATTGACCGAGTAAAGCGCACGCTTACCGTCGGGCTTGGCCTCGATCTTTGAGACCCGGTAGGGTGGCGTCATTACATCGCGCCCCTTGGTGGGCCAACACAGCCAGTGATAGCGGCGGCAAAACTCATAGACCTTGTGCTCGTTGCCAAGCTCCGGCTTGTCCGGGCGAAACCCACTGTCGATAAACACCTTTTCGATCTGCATGCCCGCCACTGGCTGCAGCATTAGCTCTGCCAGCTGCGACCAGACCTCATCGCTGTCGGTCGGCCCGTAAAGCTGGCCTGCATCGATCAGCCAAGACGTGCCACGCGCACCAAAGGCACGCATAACAAAGACCAGCGAGAACTTTTGCACATCGACGCCCATCACAAGACGCAGACCGCCCATGGGCACTTCGCCGGCCTTGTAAGGCAGGCGACGCTCCATGATTTCTTGCCATTCGGGCACGTCACCCGAGGCGATCATTGAATAGCACTCGCCAAAACTGGCGTTCATTGCCGTCTGCATGCGGTCATGATCGCCCGACTGCAGCGCGGTCAGATAGGTCTCGGCGCGCTGGCCCCATGTCACAAACGGCGAGCACAGACCAGAGGTCCACATCGATAGCGTAGAGCTCTCCTCAGGCGCTCCGGAAACCACCGGGTTGTCATCGACCAGTGTCACACTTTGACCCGGCGCGACCATGTGGCCACGCTGGTTCATCCAGATCTTGTCATCGTCGGTATGCACTCCGCCGCAGCGAGGGCAGCTTAGATATGCGTCCCGCTTTGCCTGCGATGGTGTGGCGCGCTCCGGCCAGTGCAGCTGCTTAAAGCGCGGGATAAAATATTCATTGCAGTGCTTGCACGGCCACACCCAGTGGTGCCGTGTGCCTTCCTGAAACAGCTTCCAGATCGGGCTTTCCAAATCCTCAGGCGCGGACCGCGTCCAGAACTCAAGGCCACTTTCTTCGTCCAACTCGATCTCCACAAGGCCCCTCGCTGGTGTGCTGGTGATCGCGGTGACAAAATCGGCATATGTCTCGCCCCGCGCCTCAACCAGACCCAGCACATCGCCCTGCCCTCTGACATTGGCCATCATCTCGTCGAACTCGTCGATCAGCGCCAATGCGGCCGGGTCAGATTTCAGAGCCGAGGAAGAGCCAGCATGCGCAAGACGAATGCGCACCCCGGCAACATGCTTGAGCGTTTTCTTCATACGCCGGCCGCGGACAACCTTGTGCTTGAGGCTCTCGGCCTCGTCGAGCAGACGCATGAGACGCGGCTCGAACTGATCGGTCAAAAACTCACGGGTCGGGCCCACATAGATGATCGGCGCTGGCCGCTGGTCCAGCCGCGCGCCAATGATGTCGAGCATGCTGTCTGTCTTGCCCGACTGCGCCGAGGTCACGGCCACGATGCGGCGGTATCCACCCTGGTGCACCGCCGCCGACCACGGGACCATGTAAGGTGTCAGCCAGGGATCGCGTGGGCCGGGGATGCCAGCCGTCTCTGGATAAATTCGGTTTTCGGCAGCCCAGTCCGCCGGGTCACGCTTCTGGCTCGGCTTCCATATCGATTTGGCCAGTTGCCAGAGCCCGCTCCGCTTCTGTTGTGCGTCGAGATAATCGCTCGAATGCTCCATCGATTTCCTGCTCAAGCCTGCGGCGTTCTTGCATGTCTCGCGTATATCGCGCCGGGACGCCTTGGAACTCCGACCTGACGGCCGCAGCCATCTCGCCAACCACGGCTCGGGCATCCTCCACCGGGATCAGGTCCCTGCTGCGCTCTTTGATCCGCAGCTCAATCTCCCGGGTCCGGGCGTCGGTCGCGCGGTTTGCTGCAACAGACTTGTTGTTCTTGGCCTGCAGGTCCTCGTAGTAGGCCATCACACCGCGCACGACTGACACCAGCTTGTAGCGGCCATGCGCCTCTTTGACGATGAACCCTTCCTTGGTGCGCTGCTGTATCCACTGCGTGCTGCGATCACAGAACTGCGCGACCTGCCCCACCGAAAGGGTGTTGATGGTCTGCTTTTCAGCGTCGTC